AAATTAGTGGAGTATCAACTTTTATTGGCATTGCAACCTATGCTGCAGGAATTCAGGTTGTCTCTGGAGTATCGACTTTTGATGCTGCTGTCGATATTAATGCTGGATTAGATGTTGATGGTCAGACCGACTTAGATGAAGTAGTAATTGCTGGTGTTACTACATTCAATAATGCTGATGTAGTTTTCCAGGGTGCTGCTGCTGGTCAGAATATAACATTTGATGCTTCTGAAAATGATTTAGAGTTTACTGATGCTGCCAGAATAAAATTTGGAAATAGTGATGATCTTGAGATATGGCATGATGGCACAAACAGTAATATAAAAAATTCTACGGGTGATTTTCATATTCGTAGTGATTCACTCGCACTCAAAACAGCAGATAATAGTGAGAGATATCTTAAAGCTACTAAGAATGAAGATGTAAAATTATATTATAATGGTAATGAGAAATTTGCCACCACTGCTGAAGGTGTCGATGTTACTGGACGCACAGAAACCGATCTCTTAAATGTTTCTGGTGTATCAACATTTGCTGGTCTTATTGATGCCAATGCTCGTATTGATGTAACAGGCGGTGCTAATTTAGATCAACTAAATGTAACTGGTGTATCTACATTTACTGATGATGTAACATTTACTGCTGGTGGTATTAATGTAACTGGTGTCTCTACATTTAATTCTGCCGTTGATATTGATGCAGGATTAGATGTTGATGGTCAGACCGATTTAGATGAACTTGTTGTTGCAGGAGTATCAACCTTTAATGCTGCAGTTGATATTGATAGCACTCTTGATGTTGATGGTGATACTCAGTTAGATGATGTCAACGTTGCAGGAGTCGCAACTTTTAGTTCTTTAATAGATGCAAATAATAGGTTAGATGTTGCTGGTGGTGCTAATTTAGATCAGTTAAATGTTACTGGTGTTGCAACATTTACCAGTGCTGTAGATTTAAATGCCGGTTTAGACATTGATGGTCAACTAGATGTAGATGAACTTGTTGTTGCCGGTGTCTCGACATTCTCTAATGCCGTTGATATTAACAGCACATTGGATGTTGATGGTGATACTCAGTTAGATGACTTAAATGTTGCAGGAGTTGCGACTTTCAGTTCTCTAGTAGATGCAAATAACCGTCTTGATGTGGTTGGTGGTGCTAATTTAGACCAACTAAATGTTGCCGGAGTATCAACCTTTGGAGGTGTTTCTACTTTCAATGATGATGTGAGAATCACTGCCGGTGGATTGGATGTTGTTGGAGTGGCAACGTTCTCTACTAACGTAAATGTCACTGGAACACTTGATGCCGGACTTATCGATGGAGGAACATACTGATGGCAAAACCAGCAAGCAAACAGGAATTAATTGACTACTCTTTAAGGAGATTAGGTGCTCCAGTTTTAGAAATCAATGTTGATGATGAGCAAATAGATGATCTAGTTGATGATGCACTTCAATATTTTCAGGAGAGGCACTTTGATGGTGTCGAAAGAATGTATCTCAAATACAAATTGACTGAGAATGATATCAACAGGGGAACTGCTAAGGTTGGTGGAACTAACACAGTTGGAATTGTAACAACGTCCGGTATCACCACCACTGTGAGTGGTATGACTACTACCACCAATTATTTCTACGAAAATTCTAATTTTATTCAAGTTCCAGATTCAGTCATTGGGATCGAAAAAGTATTTAAGTTTGATAGTAGCACACTATCAGATGGAATGTTCAACATAAAATATCAGTTATTCCTAAATGACGTGTATCAGTTCAATTCAATTGAACTTCTCCAATATTCAATGGTCAAAACCTACTTGGAAGATATCGAGTTTTTATTGAGTACCGATAAACAAATTAGATTTAACAAAAGACAAAACAGACTATACTTAGATATTGACTGGGCGTCAGAAACAAAGGATACTTTCTTGATTGTTGATTGTTATAGAATTTTAGATCCAAATACTTTTACTAATGTGTATAATGATAGTTTCCTTAAAAAGTATGTTACTGCTCTCATAAAAAGACAATGGGGACAAAATTTATTAAAATTTAGGGGAGCAAAACTTCCGGGGGGAGTTGAGTTAAACGGAAGAGAGTTGTATGAAGATGCAGAAAGAGAGTTAGAAGATATTAAACAAAGGATGGCACTTGAATATGAACTGCCACCTTATGATTTCATTGGATAATTGCAATGACTTTAAATTCTTACTTTCTACAAGGTAGTCCTGGCGAGCAAGACCTCGTTCAATCACTGATTAACGAGCAGATACAAATTTATGGTATAGAAGTATATTATCTACCCAGAAAAATTTTTAAAACTGACGATATAATCAAAGAAATACAATCATCAAAATTTGATGACAGTTTTTTAATTGAAGCATATATCAATAATGTTGATGGATATGCGCCAGACAGCGATATAATGACCAAGTTTGGTTTGAGGTTGAAAAATGAAATAAACCTTACAATATCCAGAGAAAGATTTGAAGATTTTATTTCTCCATTCTTGGAGGGTATTTCTTCTGGTATTAGAGAAGGAAGAATTACTGGATTTACTTTTGGTGACTTAATCACCAGACCAAAAGAGGGTGATCTAATTTATTTCCCTCTTGGAGAGAGATTATTTGAAATTAAAAGAGTAGAACATGAGAAACCATTTTATCAATTAGGAAGTCTCTATACTTATGATTTGAGTTGTGAATTGTTCGAATATGAAAATGAGTTTGTCGATACCAGTATTGCTGAGATTGATAATCAATTAAAAGAAGAAGGTTACATTACAACTATCGACCTTGTTGGAGTCGCTCAAACCGCAACTGCAACTGTTGGAGTGTCCAGTGGTCGTGTTGCTGAAATATTCTTAAATAATGATGGATCTGGATTTACTTCAGCACCAACGATTACTTTCTCAGATGCGCCATCTGGTGGACACAATGCATCTGCGGTTGCAATCACAACTGAGAGAGCCAATATCACTTCAATTCTCAGACTTGAAATGACAAATGCTGGTGCTGGATATACGGAAGCACCAACCATTTCAATTTCCGGTGGTGGTGGATCTGGTGCAGCAGCAACATGTTCTATCTCTACCACATTTGGAGTTCAGCAAGTTGTTGTTGGTGCTGCCGGAACTGGATATTCAGCGTCTCCAACCGTTACTATTGCTACTCCCCCATCAGGTATTAATACTGCTGTTATTAACCCAGTATTTAATACTTCAATTGGTGCAGGAATTAATACCGTGAGAATACTCAATTCTGGTATTGGTTATACATCTGGACCAATAAGTCTTGAGTTCTCTGGACCTACTTCTGGAATTGGAACTTTCTACTACAACGAAACTGTCACAGGTCAAAGTTCCGGAATTACTGCTGTTGTTAAGGACTTTGATGCTGGTGTTCGTGTTTCTGCTGCTGGAACTGTGACTATTATTGGAGAAACCAAACTCAGAGTATCTCTGAATACTGGTCAGTTCTTTGAGGGTGAAACAATCGTTGGAGGTTCATCCACTGCTACATATATTGTAAAGACTCATGACCTTGATAGTCATGATCAACCATCTGACTCTAATGAGGAAATTGAATTAGAGGCAGATTCACTATTAGACTTTAGCGAGAGTAATCCCTTCGGAGAGTATTAATGTTAGGAACTTATTATTATCACGAAATAATACGAAAGACAATTATTTCTTTCGGAACTCTGTTTAATAACATTAATATTAAGCACAAAAAGTCCGATGGAACGATTCTTGATGATATTAAAGTTGGTCTAGCATATGGACCACAACAGAAGTATTTGGCAAAGATTCAAGAACAAGCAGAGTTATCAAAAGCAGTTGCTATAACTTTACCAAGAATGTCATTTGAAATGACAAATATTCAGTATGATTCGACAAGAAAATCTGGCATAACTCAAACATTTAAAGCAAAGGATGGAGACAATATAAAGAAAGTCTTCATGCCAGTTCCCTATAATATTGGTTTTGAACTGAGTATCTTTAGTAAATTGAATGATGATGCTCTACAAATTATTGAGCAAATACTTCCTTTCTTTCAACCATCTTTCAATCTTACTGTTGATTTGGTTAGTTCCATTGGAGAAAAAAGAGATATACCAGTGGTCTTAGAAAACATTTCTTTCCAAGATGATTATGAAGGATCTTTTGAAACTAGAAGAGCTCTGATATATACACTAAACTTTACTGCAAAAACTTATCTGTTTGGTCCAGTCGCAGAAAGCACGGAAGGACTCATCAAAAAAGTTATTGTCGATCAACATTCTGGAACAAATACACAAACTGCAAAACGCGAAGTCAGATATACAGTTGTCCCAGATCCAATCGATGCAGGACCAGACGATAACTTTGGTTTCACTGAAACTTGGAGTGACTATGGTGATGCTAAAGACCTCAGTCCCACCAGACAAATCGACCTGTAATATATCATGAAAAACAATTACGATGATTTAGATAAGGCACTCAATGTTGAGAGTAGCATTGTTGAAGTTGAAGAGACTCCAAAGTCTCTTGATGTTGCTCCACCAAAATCATCCTCAAAACCAGAAGATGTCAAAAAGGATTATGACTATACAAGGGCAAATCTATATTCTTTAATTGAAAAAGGACAAGAAACCTTAAATGGTATAATGGAACTTGCCAGCGAGGGTGGAAGTCCTAGAGCATATGAAGTTGCAGGACAAATTATTAAATCAGTTGCTGATACAACTGACAAATTAATGGAACTTCAAAAGAAAGTAAAAGAGGTTGATGAGGAATCTCCGAGTAAAACTAATAATGTCACAAACAATGCTGTGTTTATTGGATCTACCTCAGACTTATCAAAAATGTTAAAAAAAGGATTTTTGGATAGCAATTCTGAAAAATAAACTTGGTGTTTAAATTATGACTGATAGTGTATATCTTGGTAATCCTAATCTAAAGAAGGCAAATACGCCGATTGAGTTCAGTGAAGATCAAATCATTGAATTTCTCAAGTGTAAAGAAGACCCCGTATATTTTGCTAACAACTATATTAAAATTATTTCTTTGGATGAAGGACTGACTCAGTTTCATCCATATCATTTCCAAGAAAAGTTAATTAATAATTTTCATAATAACAGATTCAATATCTGTAAGATGCCACGACAGACTGGTAAGTCTACAACTGTGGTTTCTTATCTTCTTCACTATCTTATTTTTAATGATAGTGTCAATATTGGTATTCTTGCAAACAAAGCAGCAACTGCAAGAGAACTTTTAGCAAGACTTGCAACAGCATATGAGAATCTTCCAAAGTGGATGCAGCAAGGTGTTTTAGTTTGGAACAAAGGTAATATTGAATTAGAGAACGGAAGTAAAATCTTGGCAGCATCAACATCTGCTAGTGCTGTTCGTGGTATGTCATTTAACGTCCTATTCTTGGACGAATTTGCATTCGTTCCGAATCATGTTGCAGATTCTTTCTTTGCATCTGTATATCCTACAATTACTTCTGGTAAAAATACCAAGGTAATTATTGTATCAACGCCTCATGGTATGAATCACTTCTACCGTATGTGGCATGATGCGGAAAGAGGAAAAAATGAATATATTCCAACTGATGTTCATTGGTCTGAAGTTCCTGGCAGAGATGCTGCATGGAAAGATACTACAATTGCAAACACCTCCGAACAGCAATTCAAGGTTCTT